GCGCGTTGGGGATTCTACGTCGAGGGTTGGGTGAACAATCTGGACATCGCGCACTGTACTACGGTGGGCATCCCCAACCCTCCCGGCGCAGAGCACCCGGTACGACTCTGGCGCGAGCTTGGTGATAACGTCTATGTCCAGGTGGATAAGTTCACGAAGTCTACTCGACCGAAGGAGCGAGGCAAGGCGGCTCCGGTGAAGTCGTACCCAATCGTTCCGGTGGAGGGTGTCACCTCTGAGGAGGGCCGTAACTACATTGCTGTCGATCCCAACACCGGCTACGGCTTTGTGCGATTGGAGATGACGAGCACGAAGGACTTCGCGGACGGCGCGGTTATCGCTAACCTGCCCGCGGAAGCCCCGGCACCGCAGTTCACGGTGAACGGTCTTGCCAGCAAGGGTAGCGTGTGGATTCCGCAGGATACCCGCGAGGTGAAGCACTACGGCGCGGCCACGGCTGGAGCGAAGATTCAGGTCACCGTCCCCGCGTTCTTCAAGGTGCCCTAGCGGGGTACACTAGGTATAAAAGAATCCCCCACGCGCACCGATTACAGCGTGGGGGATTCAGGGTGGTTCAACAAGAGCTCACATATGACCGTGGATTTATTGTACCACTAACCTAAGCAGAGGTGTTTTATTATGGCTGAGCAGAAGTTCCGTGTCTGCCAGGTCGATGAGCAGGGGCGCCTGACTGGTGCTGCGCTGGAGGGCGTGCGCGAGCTGATCCCCGAGAGCGGCGCTGGCGGCTGGTCCGCAGAGCGCCAGGCGAAGGCGCAGGGCTTCTGGGTTGAGCACTCCGAGGAGCCGCCCACCGAGAAGACCAAGTACGGCGTTCCCGTGGTGTGGGCAACTAAGCGCGCGCTCGGTGCGCAGATCCCGGTCCAGCCCTTTACCCCCTCGGTGAACCTTGCCCGACGCATCATCACCATCCCGCGACAGATTGGCGTATCGTACTTCATTGACGGTACCGAGGCTCAGCCCGGCGACTTCACCGTTCCGGGTAGCGACGCCCGCATCGTTACCATCGAGGCGAAGGCTGCTTCGGAGATGTACGTCCTGCCCAGCATCTTCCGTTGGGAGCGCCACTTCGGTACCGTCTCGAACCGCGCGCTCTGGGCGTCGGACACCTTCGCTGGTCGTGTGGGCGAGAAGCTGTACCCCATTCTCCCCGCTGAGGATCGCCCGAACCATGTGTGGTACGAAGTGCGCGAAGGCTCCGCGTGGAACAACAAGGCTGGTGGCACCGGAGCGGTACGATGGTCCGCGTTTGGACCCGGCGCTAAGAACATCAACGGCGTGGACACCTACAACCGTTGGGTTGTCCTGGAGTCTGGCGCTTCCGCGGTAGTGGATGGTGGCGAAGAGCTGGGCATGTCCTTCAACCCCGGAAATCCCAACATCTCCCTGGAAGTGGATATTTCGGAGGTTCGCAAGAACGCCACACTGGAGATTTACTTCGGCAACCGAACCGGAATGTTGAACGATAAGAGCGGAACCGTCTCTGCTATTGGCGTTCGTAACGACGGCACTACCTCCTCGATGCGCGACGAAATCCCCGGCGTGCCGTGGTTGCGAAACACCAACGGTGGCCCCTCCGTTGGTACCTGGCGATTCGACTTCCTAGATGGGCTGATTGTCATCACCTCTCCCGGTGGTATTCAGGTCGTCCACGATCGCTCCCCCCTGGATCCCGCTAAGTACGGTCCGTTCTGCCGCATCCGCTTTGACCAGCCGGACAGCGCCAGCATCTCAGCTATCCGCGTGTACAAGTCCCCCGAAGCTTAGGAGGTGAACGATGCTCTCTAGCATTGACAACTCAGGTGCCCGCCGCACCGCGCAGCTCATGGTGCATGACGGGTCGAACTGGGTACCTGCAGGGGCAAACCCGTACCCCGAGATCGTGTGGCCGTCAGCTTTCACTGAGGGTCACTACCTTGGCGAGGGGACTGTCTGGCAGCGTGACGTGTCGAAGATGCCTCTGGCGGAAAACTCCGAGGTCATGGCGGCGTGGATGTGGGATAACCTGGTGGACCCGTGGGGTAATAAGGGGTATCTAGGTGATTTCTCCCAGTCCCCCCGTCTCAAGGCAGCAGTCCCCGGTACGGGACTGAACATCTCCAATCATCCCGGCTCGACCAGTCCCATTGCTATGTACCTTGTGGACTCCTCCGTACCCAGCTGCCCTATGGTAGATATGAAGTGCGTTAGTGGCTTCCCGGCGATGCTCGACTGGGAGCGCAAGGCGGTTGAAAAGAATGTCCCGTTCCCCACCTTCGCCCACCCCGGCGTGAAGGGGGATCAAGGCATGGCAATCTACGACGTGGCGACCGGAGTTCTGCGCGAGTTCTTCATGGTCAATAAGCAGCCGGACGGTACCTGGACCGGCACTATCGGGTATTCGACCGCTACCCCTGGTCTGCGAAACTTGGCTGAGGACAATTACGGCACTCAGCTTCGCTCCGGCTCTTCTGCGGTTGCTCGTATGCACAATAACCTCGGATTCATCGGCATCTCGGAGGTGCGCGCGGGTGTCATCAATCACGCGCTCGCGTTCACCTTTGGCGCGGTGGCGCATGGAAACCCCCCGTCGTGGCCCGCGTCTGGCTCCGACGGTAAGTCCCCCGAGTCTGAGAAGAGCAAGTCCCCCACACACGGTCAGTGGGGACGTGTGAAGGCCTCGGTAGACCCGATGCACAATCCGCGCACCGGTCGGCCATACAATCCGCTGACTCGAATGTTGATTGTCGCCGCACAGAAGTATGGCCTGGTGGGTACGGATACAAACTCTTGGGTCCATGCGTTCAACGTGGAGGACGGCTCGATGGAGCAGGCCTTCTTCGGCCAGGACCCCTGGGTAGACCCGAACGGTCTACGCCTCCACATTGCGCAGGAGCACAAAGTGCCCCCCGAACTGTCCCTCGACGTCTCTGACTTCCCCTGGGACCAGACGGAATGGGCTCCTGTCGATTGGGGTCGCCCCGACGTAGACTTCGTGTCCGGGGTGGCCGACGCGAACAACTGGCGACGCGACCGCGCCGCCGAAGGAAAGCTCTCGCAGTAAGAGAAGGAAGAAACACCATATGCACCCGTTCACTAATACCCCGAACATGTTGTCGGAGGTGCGATGAATAGCGATCTATTCCCGCCGGAGGTCTGGGCGCTCGGGGGTGTAATCCTGGGCACCCTGATCCCGGCTGTGTTCGCCTTCATCACCGGGCGGCAGCAGGCGAAGCACGAGTCGAACAAGGTTTTGATCGAGGCTCTGGAGCGCCGCATCGGTGACCTGGAGAAGCACCTGCGAGAGGAGACTGAGGCGCGGCGCACGCTGGAGTCCGAGGTGCGCACCCGCGAAGCCGAGGCTCACTCGACGGCAGATAAGGCTCGCTGGGTGATGAGCATTGCAATCTCGCACATCAACCGGCTTGATGCCCACATCGCCGCCGGTTCCCCGCCGCCCCCGCCTCCGCTACCCGGTGAGGTGGAGGAGTGGGTGAACCGTGAGCTGTGGACTACTAGTTTCCATCCCGGCCACCCCGCTTTAGATAAGACCAAGAAGAAGGAGGAAGAGTAATGCTTCTGTTGGAGAAGGATAGCCCCCTGGCGGACAGCATCGCTGTGTCGCCTAATTTCAGTAACTCGGGTAGTTACGACCGCAAGTCGAAGTGGGTCGTACTGCACACGATGGAAACTGGCGAGAACAGTTCCATCGCGGAGAACATCGGCGCGGGTTGGTTCACCAACCCCAACGCGCAGGCGAGCGCCCACTATTGCGTGGACGACAACTCCATCGTCCAGTGCGTGAATGAAGGCGACTACGCTTGGGCTTCCGGCCCGACTGGTAACCTGAACGGAATCCAGATTGAAATGGCAGGCCGAGCCGCGCAGTCTCGCGCTGACTGGCTGGACGACTACTCCCGCGCCATGCTGGAGCGTACCGCTGCTCTGACTGCAGACATCTGCAAGCGCCACGGTATCCCCGTGCGTGTCCTGTCCGATGAGCAGGTTGCCCGAGGCGAGGCGGGCATCACC